CTTATCTCCCCTTGTTCTCTGTTTTATTATGTCTGCTCTTTTTGGCAGTACATAATCAGCGATCTCTTGCCAATGGTTTTCCCAATTGGATCGAAGATCAGCTAACTTTTTATATCTATTGTATAGTTCTATAACTGGCATTTATTGTCCTAACGTAGTTTTCTTATCACCACCACCAAGCGATGCTTTGAAACCACTTACAGCATCACTAATTAGATTTGATGATTTCGGTGGTTTTTTTCCCTGTTGTTTTGCAGCAAATTTTGTTTTGTATTCTGCATATGCTTTATCTGGTTGAGCAGCATCTTTTAATGCTTTACCAGCATCTAATCGCATTACTGTTGCTCCTATGCCTGGCATTCCTAAAGATAAAGCTCCTACCATTAAACCCTTCATTTTGTTTTGTGATTGCAACATTTTTTTAGAAATTTGCGTTGAAGGCATTATTCCTCTTGGATCACCACTTCCCATAGCTCCAGGGGTTTGAGCTTGTCCTGGTGTGTATGATCCATATCTCATTTCATATCCTTTACTTGTTAGCATATATCCTCCGCCACCTGTTCTTGTAGCTTCGCCTATACTAACCAAATATTCATTCGTTGCTTTACTTGCCTCTACACCATAAAAATCCATGTCTTTGCCTTTTTTATTATAAGCTCGTAAAGTTTTTGTTTGTGTAGAACTTCCACCAGGTTGATTGGTATATAATCCTAATTCAGATTTTACTTTATCTTTTCCAGCTTGTAAGACATTGGTATTAACTTCGTTTCTTCTTCTGTTAGATTCTTTATATCCTCCAGCATCTGATCCTCTTCCACCTTGAACAGCTGTACTTGCACCCATTACTGACCTAACTTTTTCTTATAAACAACATTAGGATCATCCATCAAACCTTGTTGCCCTGTTAATACTGTTTCAATTTTATTGGCATTACTTGATTGTATTGCTTTTGATGCAGTTGCATTTTGTGAATACGTTGGCGTTGCATTTGGTACGGGTGGGCGTGGTGGTGGCGGTGGCGGGGGTGGTGGTTTCTTTGGTCGTAAAAATCCCATGTTATGCTCCTAAAGGGTTGTAGTCATTATCTGCTGCAAATTGTTTTGGTCTTGCATCATTCAAATCCATTTCTTGTGTCGCCACAGCTGCGGTCATAAAGCTGTCGCAATAGTGTGAACTCCAATCGTGGACAGGCTTAGAATAGGTACGTTGTTTATCTAAATACTTTCGGTGATACCATTTAAGCGAATCTAACAGCGGCTTGGAGTTTTCTAAATCAAACCAACATTTACTCAAAAAAAGTTGTGCTGCATGAATCTGATCTTCCTTGGGTAACTTAGGACAAACCTTTACAGGTCTAAGCCCCAAACTATATGCATACTCTTTTCTTGATTTTCCTGTGGACATCTCTCGTGTTTCAATGTCGTGAGGAAAAATAAAATTCCTATAAAAATAATCTCGTTCTCTTATAACCTGGGCATAGTGATCTAAGCCTTCATTGTTATTAGAGTACGTATCAATAATATTAAAACTTCTTCCAATCTGTTGCATAAAAATTAAGCAACATTTATCCGAGATACCTAAATCAAAATAGACATCTACTGGATAGCCTGGATCATAAGGCACTCTTGTTATATGTTTCTTCTCTTCTATCTCCTGGACAAACTTTGCAAAGATAGCACCACTTCGGTTAGCCATCCATGAACATTCCATTTCCTGGTCATACTGATCTGGTGTCATCAGCTTACGCATCTGAGCTAATTCTTTATCATCAACTAATTTAGTTTCAGATACTTTCCAAGTAACAGTAAACCATTCGGGATCTACTTTTGCTTTTTCATGCAAGTTATAAAATTCATCCATTCCGTTAGGAGTACCGATAAAGCAAACTCCTCCTTTTCTATCCGCAATAGCTGGGCGAATAATCTCGGGAAACATCCTGGCATCCATCTGTGCATACTCATCACAGAATACATAATCAAAAAACTGCCCCCTGGCACTATCTGGATTTTCTGCCCCGAACAATTGTATTCTTGATCCATTAGGAAAATCTGCTCTTAATTCTGTTTCGTTGTACTTCATTCCAGGTATGACCCTGGTGTACATTTTAATCATATCCCAAGAGATCAATTTTATTTGAACTCTTGTCGGTGCAAACATTGCTCCTCTAAAGTTTTCTCTATCAGTAGTTAAGGCTAACTTAACTAAATGATTTACGCCAAACGTGGACTTACCTCCTCGCCTGTGCATGACGCACACGCCAAAGCGGTATTTGTTTAATTGGTTATGCAGCTCTTGTTGCTGCGGTCTTGGAGTATATGGAATTGATATTAACTTTTCCATTAATGTATTGTTTGTGAAATGCCTAATTCAGCATTCATGTTGTTAATACCAAACTGCTCCATCAATAAATAACAAAGGCTCTTTGCCTCTAAGTCTGTATTAAAGCCTGTGAACTCTATTGTTATTTTTTTTGTATTTTCGTTATAAATTAACGATGCGTAAAAATTATTTTCGTCTGTGTACGTCAATGTTTTGATCTCCCGATATATATATATAAACAGCGGACAGTATTTTTCTGGGTATATGGGCTGTCATATTTTCAAAAAAACAACCAAAAACCAGGAAAAAACAAAATCCAAATCGTAAAACCAGGATTATTTCCCAGACCTACGCATTACCTAGGCGATGTTCATTCCAATACCCATAACAAAAACTAAAAGAATGGTAGCATTTATGGTAGCATCGGACTTCATATCGTGTGTGCGAGAGCTTTCACTCTGCCTATCAAAAAACCGACCTAAGCCCCTTTGTTCTTATCTTCTACCTGTTTAGTACCATCATCCCATATAAACTTATACGTTACGTTGCTGTCTTGTTCGATCTTACTCTTATCACCATAAACCCCAATGAGTTTAGATGCAGCCCAACGATAGTGATGTAATCTTTCCCTATTCCATTGGACATCTTGCGGCTTAATATCTTGCGATAATAAATCAAAGCAATGATCCAAATGAGTTGCAGCTCCTACCGATCTTGCAGCCATAATCTTATCTGCAATCTCTTGGCTTTCTCTCATCCATTTGTAAACAGCAGATAAACTAGGATATCCCTTTTGCTTTGTTATCGAGGTCAATGTGTTCCCCAGCTGTATCTGTTCCAGGATCTTGTCTAAGTAACTCTTCAAGTTTGTTGGCATTGTTTTTATACTGTCTTAAATTTGCATATGCTTTTCTTTTGCCTTCAATAGTTTTAGCACCTGTACTCATACCGCCATGATATTTACAGCGACCACTTTCCAACGCTTTCGCCTGGCAAGGATTGCCATCATATTTGCGTCTAGCTCCACAAGGAATTTTTTTAGAAGGTCTGCCTACCATTTAGACAAAAAAAAAGATGGAATTAAATCCATCATATTAAGAATCATAAGTTATTTTGTTAATAATGTAAAGTTTATTGATATTTTTCTTTACAGTTTTATTAATTCTATAAGCGGTGATGATGAGAGCTTCCAAATACTTTTCTCTAATCCATTGACGAGATAATTTAGTTTTCTTTCCTAACCATACCCATGTTGCACCTTTTGCCTTTGCCCAGATAACTTTTCTCATGTTCATATCTTCAATCTCCATCAGTATCTGCGTTGCTAATTCCCAACGATCTATCTGTATTTGCTCTGGAACAATACGAATTAAGTCATTAATCTTAGTGTAACCATACGAAGTAACTTCATCGGGATAATCAACCCAACTGCTCATCTTTTGCTTACGCAAGTAATGCGGCATTAATCTATCTGTCTCTGCTGCTGCATCATCAAATAATCTAATCAGATCAGTAAAATCAATCTTATCACGATATTTTCTTTTCTTTTTAGTCAATGCTGAGGAGATGCTTTGCATACTTTCTTGCCTTTGCTTTTTGTTTGTAGTTTCCTTCATTCATTATTTTAAACCAGGAAATAAATGTATCAGTTGATAATGCTTTTTTCATATTCCCTATAATCCATTCATCTGTTCCTCTTGCTGCGTAAGTTCCTTGCTTTACAGCTTGATAATTTGAATTACTGTTCTTCGCTATATTCTTAATCATTTTATCAAGATAAGACTTATCCACTTTTCCCCCCTTTTAAAATTGTGATTTCCTCTTCTTCTAAATAAGTTCTTAAATTAGTTCGTAGGAAAATATGTTCCTGGTCTTTTGGAAAGTTCTTTCCTGTAGCTTGGAAGAATTTTTCCTGTAGCTTGAAGTCAATGGCATACATTGTGGAAAACCCCACGTTGCCTTTTTTAATAATTTTGATGTAACCATGCAGCATTAAATCTCTTAACCCATTGCGAATACTTCTATCAGTAGTTCCTATATCCCTGGACATCCGCAGCTGGGATGGATTGCATTGCCTGGTCTTGTCATTGTAATAATTACACAACAAAAATAATACTCTCCTGGCAACAGCTGACAACCTGGGATCTGCCTGGGCAAATAAATTTAATTTCCATTTATCAACGAGGGGCATTTTTTACCAATTTTGCCGCCTCTTCCAAAATGTCCTCATCCATTGTTTTCCAGGTGTATAAATTTTCCATGCATATTCGTTTCAATCGTGCAGCTGTTCTATAAACTTCATCAGAATAATTGCCCTGGGGCAGCTGTCTGTTTTTATAACTTGGAATAACTTGATCCAGGTTTGGTTTTATTTGTTCCAACAATTCCAACCCTCCACGATTTGCACATCTTCTACACAACCAATGGGGATAGCTTGGGATCTCCCAGCCTCATCATCTTTTTTATCTGTTGGTATATCTGCTGATATTTTTATTTCATTATCAGTAATTTGTGCAACCCATCCAACACTTAGTATAGCTGGGCAGTTAGTTTCTTTTATTGTGTCAAGTGAATGCCATCCATAATCAATCTCTTTTGCGTCAATCCAGCGAATGACAACTAAATTACCGAGATATGTTGAGGAAATCATTAGCAGTTACTTCTCCATTGGTGTTATCTCGTATCTTGATCATGCGGTCTGCTCTTGGTATTGTATTGCCCTGGCAATATCTTTTTATCTCTTGCGTTGGATTTTTGAGATCTTGCAACCCAATCTGCCTGGCTAATTGAGTAAATGAAAGCTGATATTTTGTTCTATATTCTTCTAGTGTCATAATTAGCATTTTATTTACATTAATTAGCATTATTTGCAATTAATAAAAATAAAGTTTGCAAATTTAAACAATAGCATTTAAAGCTAAACCCCATTATGTTACAAATACAAATGTCAGATAAACTGAAAGAAATAATTTCCAATTCTGCATTAACGCAAAAAGAAATTGCGTTTAAGTTAGGCACAAACCAAATACACTTAAACAAAGTATTAAATGGGAAAGCTACACTTACAACCAGAATGGCAAAAAAAATATCTACAATACAAGAATTACAAACAAGTGAACAAGATTTAATATATCCAACCTTGCCGCTGGATATTGCTGGTTATTGGCACACAGGCTATAAAATAGAAAATTTTAAAACATCAAGACCTCAACTTTATGTACCAACACCAATAAGAGAAAATTATTTTGGTTTAATTTTTAGAAATTCATTTCACACATCATCCCCTTTTCATACAAAAATGGAGGAGGGAGATGTATTAGTTTTTGATGGTACTTTTGAAAAACAAAAAGAAATAGATCCACTATCTGTTGGTAAATTAGCTTGTGTTGAAAATTCTGTTGGAGAATTGTGGGTTGGTTATTTAGGTGCAAAAAATGCAAAAGGTTTTTATGATTTTTCACCTATGGGCAGTACAGCCTGGCTTAATTGTAAAATTAAATGGGCTGCATCATACATTATGTCTTGGAATTTGGCTGTTTTAGAGGGTACAGATAATCTCATACAGCTTGATTAACATTTTTTGCTAATATATTTGTTTTAATTTGCAAATAATGCTAATAATCATCCTAAAAGGATGGTTATGGAAAATAAAGAAACTCCCGAACATTGGTTAAAATACGATCTTTACCACACATCACCCGCACAATCTAATTTATCCAATGGCATTTGGGCTGGAAAATATTTGTGCTGCACACAAGATGAACGAAAACTTTTTAAAGTTAAACCCATTATGG